TCTTCTTTACTTCAAGCTCGTCAAAAACGGCTTTGACCTTGACATACAGATAATCAACAACAGCCTGTGACATACCGTTCTCAAGTACAGTAATTCCACTACCGTTCTTACCTATCAAAAGACCTTTTAAAAAAGTGATCAGACCGTTGGCCGTGTCGTTATTTATCTTTGAGATAAAATAACGGGATATTCTGCCAAGAATATCTGACACGTTGAGAGAGACACCCATCCTCTCACCTATGATATCCCCGGCTATCTCTGTAATCGTACTTCTCAAAGCGGAAACATTGGCGGACAACTTATCTGTTAGCTCCACGGATATATCATACAGGCAATTTTTATCCGCCTTACAAGTAAATGAGTTCACATACATGAAGTATTCCTTATCATTATACTTTATGTATATACGCGAGTTCTCATTCAACAGACCAGCTAACATACTGTATTCTGCAAGGAAGACACGTGAGAAACTTACGGAAAAAGAGAACTTCTCATCGTTGTTTTCAGACATATACTTTATCAACGCCTCATCTAATCTCTTCTCGGCGGCAAGCACAAGAGATTTCGGCATTTTAATACCTGTAATCACAAACTTATCCCCAACAGAAGGTTTATAGTTATTTGTGGCATTAGGCATAACAACCCCGAAAGTAGTATTGTCCTTTTTTACCGCAATCCAAACCTCATTTGTAGAAGTGTTTTGTTGGCTTTCTATATATTGGGATGTTTGTGAAGTAACCTTCTGTTCAAAATCTCCTGCTGGTAAGTTCCCGGAAGAATCCACCAATACAGGATTGAATGCCCTTCCCGGCTCATTGTCCTTATAGGTAACTCCTATTTCAAACTCGCAAGCAGCACAATTACCCGTAGTCATATTGATTACAGCCGTACCACCTTCCAAACCTTGTTCGAACAGGTTAAAACCGTAATCCCCATTATATATATGTAATTTTATGTAGAAATAAGAATGTACATACTCATCCGTGCCATTGAATATATTATTCCCTTCTCCTGTTCCGAGTTCGTCACTATCGTTATCATCAAAAGCAATATCCGCAATCTCACCAAATAACTGTCCCGAAGCGTTTGTTACATTTTCTATGGTAGGCTTTATATCGCTAAAATCTACCTTTATCTCTTTTACTTTCTTAGAAGAATATGTATTTTTGAAAAAATAGTAATCATTTGTACCGGGTATTTTATACGTATCGTTAAGTGCATTGTAGAATCTTTCCGCTCCATTTGTTTGTCTATAAATGGAAGGCATAAGGTTTTGCGTGCGTTCTATAGTACCTTTTTCATCATCATTCGGATAGTAGAAAGGTATGTTGTCAGAGCTACCAACACCAGTAACGCGATTGACGGTCTTATAATTGGCGTTTGTCTTTTTTATTGATACAAGCCCTTTCTTGTACTCGAAAGGAGTAGAAATTACATTCTCTGTATATCCTATGTGACAAACCTTACCTACAAAGTAATAAGGAAGTTCGTATATGGTATATATGGACTGTAACGCTTCTGCAAGGTATACGCTGTCAAGAGAAACAAGTTTGCTTTCAGAAGTAATATCTTCATCAATCACTATCGAATATCCGATACCCGATTTTGCCATTGAAGCGTTAAGGCGACCAACAAACTCGTTTATATCCCCCATGAACTTGACGGAAGTGGAATTGGAGTGATACGTGTCTTCCCCGGCTGTCACCACGTCCATGAAATATACGTTTTCCAGCACGATACGTTCTGAAACGAATTGAAGCTCATGCTTGTACATGATACTCTTGTTGTCCTTTGAGGATGTAGGCACTTGGTCAATATAATATTTTTCCCCCCTAAACTCAACAAACTCTTCTCCTGTCCATAGTTCGTCTAAGCATGAAGGATAGTTCAGTGTAGCGGTCAGTGTGGGAGTTCCTGCCATACGTTGTGCCGTATAGGTGTACTCACCTAATTTTGCAGGCATATCAGCATTCGGAAATTTTACTTTACTTCCTTGCGTATCAAGTTTTAATATGTACAGACTTTCCTTTTCCATTTATTCTTTTACCACATCAATTTGTTCCGTAACTCCTTTGTCCTTTTTTTGCTGTTTCTCCAACAGCTTTTGAGCCTCTTCCTTCTCCTTTGCTATACGTTGTTCTTCATCGGGAACGGATTCGGTGTTTTTCTCAATGGCTGTTTTTGTGGAAAGAATGCCGGCTTGCTTCATTGAGATAAGTATGTTATTATACTCCGTTGCGCTGAACGGTTGCCATATTTTGAACTTACAGCTAACACGAAGTTTTTTAAACTCGGTGACGGCATTAAGATTTTCACTTTTGTTTACAAGCTCTTTGGCAAGCCCTTCCTTGAACAGACGCATCATCTTGTCGGCGAAATTCTGCCACTCGATAACACCCTGTTGGGCGTTCTTCAAGTCCAAGTCACGGGTAAGCGTGATAGCCAGTGCGCTTATGTCACCGCTCGACTTGACATCCTTCGGTAAAAGGAAAGTGCAGGAAGTGTTTATCTGTATCTTCTCGAACAGGTCTTGCAGACTGTCAAGCATTCCTTGCGGACTGGGGGGTGCTTTAAACTCTGCACTTCCGTTCCCGTCCATTGACTTGTCCTGCAAAATGATACTTCCGGCAAGTTTCTTGGTTGTCTCGGATATATTTCCTTTGATATACAGTATTCCCCAGCCATGCCTTTTCTGAATGACAAAGAAGATGTTATAGATAATCTCGTAAATCTCAATAAGGCTTTGACCGTTGTTCCACGCCACATCACCACGTTTGGTGCACAATGGTATCTCGCTGAAACCGTGCTCAATCGGAGTTTCCCTTACAAAACCGTCCTCTGCGGCTTCTTCACCGTCTCTTGGCGTGTGCATACGGTACATGTAGGTATCATCGTAGCTGTCAATATATTCCACACCGTTTTCATCGGCATAGTAGACGCTTTCAAGAAGCCTGTCGCCGTTGTTGTCATTGTGCGATATGATAACGTAACCATCCTCATAGCTTATCAGACGGCATTTGATACGTCCCTTATAGTCATAATAGAACAGAAGTCCGGCATCGCCTGTGGCAAGCTGCGAACGGACTGCCTTTGTACGCCATCCATCCATATTCCTGTCTACCCAATACTCCTTGATTGTGGAATAGTTGGCTTTATCTTTCTCGGAAGGAGTGCCACCTCTCAAAGACAATGTACAGGGATTTCCGCAAAGGTAGATTACGTGGCTCGCCAGTATCTGTTCTTGGAAAGCTAATGCCGTGCGCTGGAACTTGATTTCCTGATATCCCCCATCTTCTAACTTGACGCAAATGCTCGGCAAGTTTTGATCAAATAATACCTCATGGCTCATCGGGTCAAGCTCTTTCAGAAACTTTTCCTGCGAAACGATATTCTTTTTTACATTCGGAAGCCTTGCCGTGCGTGTTTCGGTAATGGTTGCGGACTGACCGTCGGAATAGTCGTTTGTAGAGCAAGTGTCACTTCCTCTGAAAAACGGTTTCTTCTGCAACAAGGCATTTACGTTCCGCAATAGATATGTTTTTTTCTCTTCCCGTGTCATTTTTCCGCATCAATTAGGTTGTAATACTTCATACAGGCTTCCTTGCTCGGCATTGCAGAACACTCTCTCGAAGTCCATTTGCAGATAATGTCGTGCTTCTGCGGAACAACGATTATTCGCTTCTGCCCCTCTTCCTCTTCAATATTGAATTTATCGTTCAGCTTCACGCGTGCATCCAACACGACCTTACTTGCTTTGATAAAAGTGTCTGAATCTCCACTTGTTTTCGCATCGTCAGCAATCTGTTTCATCTCCGATATTTCTTTCAGCAATGCTTCTCGGTTCTCATCTTTAGATATGGTAGTGATAGCACCGATGCCGAAAGGTTTCAGTTTCTCGGCAAGCATGGATAACACCTTGTTTGAAGGCTTTTCATCTTCTTGGTAAGCAACCTTTGCAGCAAGAGCCTTATCTACGAAAGAATCACACATTACCAAATAGGCAACATCTCTTACCCTTGCTTCAATTCCTTCTGTTTTAAGGGAATTGAGAATATCCTTTATGTCATTGTAACTAATCATTTCCTAACCTAATACCATAAATGTTCATCGTAAATACTTCCTTCTGTCTGTGCATGGAACGCTTGTTTGGTTTCTTCTTCGTGATTGTAATACCCTGCTTGAATCTCATTCCCGTATTCAATGTTAGCGCACGGAAGCATTCTCATAGCGCATGGGTCTAACAAGTCCATCGATCTGCCTTTCCCCAACATCTGATTCATTTTCTTCTTGTTCCAAAGCCGTTTCTTTCCGCTCTGCATATCATCAAACCGTACAACAGAGCATTCTTCCATAAACTCGTTCTCAACCGTCACTTTGTATTTCAGGTTCTGGTGAGTGTATGTCTGTACGGCAAGTTTATCGTCAAAGGTTAGATTACCTTCCTCGATCATCTTGCATAATCTGATATAGCACATATCCTTTACTGTCATTGCGGTAAGTTGGTAAAGCCCGAAAGGTTTATTTAGTGAGATATAAGGTACTGCATCGGGAATGTAATCATTAAAATACCGTCCGGCAGTCGCGTCAAAAATGATATGGCTTTCAGCTGTTCCATGCTCAAATGCAAATGTCTTCACTGCCATAGCGTTTTCTCTCGGAGTGGACTTGCTAAGAATGAGAATGTCGTATGCGTGAAATCCATCCCATGCAAGTGCAACAAGGTTGTCTGTACCATAATCCGCCAAATCCACGGTAATCCATTTGTCACCGTTCACGGCTGGGTTGTTGTTGAATACGCTTTGCGCGGAAGTGGATGGAATAGGTATCTTTTCGTTTTCTTCGGGGTCAACGTTGAAGTTTCCCTCAATGATAGCTTGTGCCATTTTACCGCCCGAAGCGGCAACAGAGCCTATGTAATTAGGATTATTTTCAAGCATAGCCCTATTTTCAGATAGCTTACCTTGATAGAATACGAATGACTTAATCATATTCGTATAGTCAAAATCACCTCCAATACGGGCAAGTTTTCTATCAATATCTATCTTACACTTAGCATAAACTTCTTCTTTGGAATCACCCCAAACCACATCATCAACAGTAGAACCGTTAACATAGAAGTATCTCACTTTCCCGTTTCTATCCGGCATAATAAAACCGTCAACCCCAATGTACCAATCCAAGAACTTTCTCGTCCAATGGCTACGTTTCGGGTTAAGGGTAGCAAAGAACTTTCCCGTAAACGTCTTTGAACGTCCACGGTTACGGGTCTGCACATAGCTGAATGCTTCCCAAGACATTTCGGTAATCTCATCAATACATATCGCATCAATCTGTTTACCTTTCCATTGCTCACGCATTTTGTCAAGATTAGTATCATCTATATAGGTCAAGTCGCAATATGCACCACTTGGGAATGATATGCGAGGGCTATCGGCAGTCTTTACAGAACAATAGTCACCGAATATAGCCTTGAATGTATCTACGAATGAACCTCCCGTCTTTTGCGACTGCAAAGACCTACGTGTAATAACTGCACGGAAATCCCCATCTGTCATTAACGGTTCTGCAAGAGCAAGGACAAGAGCAAAGGAATTGTGGGTAACTGTAAAATCATCAACCATATATAGACCACTTGGATTGTCAACAGAAATACATCTTCCTTCTTTCACTCCAATGTATTCCGCACTGACTATCGTTTTTTCAAGTTTCAAGTCTTTGTCTATTTCTACATACCCATATTTTTTGACTCTGTTTTTCTTTTTTGGCAATGAAACTATTTCGTCATTGAATTTTGTACATATCCAAACCGTATATGCTTCATTGCATGGATGGAATATTCCGTTCCCATCCTTATATCCTGCTTTCTTAGAAGTTATGGAAGCTCTGCCGCCCAAAGAGCGTACAACAAATGCTACATCTTCTGAAAGCTGCTTGCTTATTGTTGTGTAACTCAAATGTCCTCTATCATCCACATATCCGTCTGTATCAAGAAGTCCACGCAGTAAATCTTTTCTTTCTTCTATTGTAGAGTATTTATAAAACTTAGGGATGAACTTATTTTCAGCAGTACATCCATTCATTTTTAATGTTTTTATATCCTCTACTATATTATTATTGCCTATAACATAAGTTGCGCAAATTTCTCCATCCTTAGTATATCTCTTCGACATATCATAGCCATAGGATTTGAATTTGTCAACGATAAATTCATCGGGTGTACATAAGTATATACATCTATTACATATACTTTCGCTCATACATCCGTCGCCAATTAGCGCGCCCAGAACATACGGTGCAATCGGTCGTGGAGTCGTAGGAGTGATAGGTCGAGTAAATTGAACAGGTTCGGGTAATGGTATATTAAGATTCTTCCCTTTATACATTCCATTGTTCTTATTTTTCATCCACTCATATATTTGTATAGCAGACATCAATCTCCAACCATCGTATTTCTCTTTCTCCATATCGGAGTTTCTACGCTTTGATTGTTTTCCTGCAACTCTTGCTTTCCAAAGATGTCCTTCTGTACAATCCATATATGTACCATCAGAGAAGGATATTCTATAAAATGGAAACATAGATATGGGATGTAGATATATTACCCTTTCTTGCCCACCCGTGTCAGGGTTAGATATAATACTACCTACTTCAATATCTCTAAGTTTCCTTAAACCGTATGGAGTTACTATATGAGAATCAAGCAATGCCCCTTTGCCCCCGCCAAGATTCCCACCACCAAACACTACGTCCACACATGATGACGCAAACTGCATTTGGAATCCTTCTTGCGGCTTGATTACGACTTCTCTATGTACTTCTTGCTCTTTCATCAAAAGCAAAAATACCTCTTAATAATAAGGTAATATATACTTAAACCAATGTCTATTTATCATAGTGATAAATACAGTGATTTTTTTATAGTTATACCTTTTTATTAAAGCATTACTTTCGCATATAATCATTATAAAACATATAGTGTATGAAGTTTACGAAAGAGCAATTTTCAGAAGCACTGAAAGTGAAACTCACCAACAACGGCAAGAAAAACTTAGCTATGAGTGAGAGAAGTTTCAACGGCAAAGTAGAAAGAATCTACAAGCGGTTGGAGAAAGCGAGTGATAAGGACGAGTTGGAACTGGATGATGTTGTTGCCGACTACTTGGATGACTTACAAGAGGACGATAACAACATACGAAATGACAACTCAAAATTTATAAAAGAGTGGGAAAAGAATCATCCGAACAAGGACGATAGAAGTGATAACAAGGATGACAAAGGAGACGAAAGCAAACTGGATAAGTTGCTCAAAGAACTCCAAGATTTGAAATCAGAGCGTGAGGAAGAGAAAAAGGTAAAAGCTATCTCAGACAAACGCAATCAACTCAAATTAGCCTTAAAAGGGAAAGAAGTCAAGAACGAGGATTGGATTAACGACCAACTCGAATTGATTCACATTGATTCTGAAACAGATGTTGATGCTCTCACAGAAAGACTGGTCAAGAGCTACAATAAGTTTAATGCTAACACTCCACCTGACATCACTCCAGAAGGCACGGGAAGCGGTAAGGAAAAGACCGATGACTTTGCCGATGTGGTTGCTGTCGTAAAGAAGCAATCGCACAGAGAAGAAAAGTAATAATAATTTAAACCAAAAAGAAAATGTCAGATTTTTATCAGCAAATTCTATTGAACAGTGGCTACCTTCCCGGTAGAGCATTGGTTCAGGCTCGCGGAAGCATTGGTGGACACCGCTATGTATTCGTGAAGTTACAGATGAGCGGAAAGGACGCACTTGTATTTCCTACCAGTGGTGGAATTGTTAAAAACCCATTCAAAGGTAATGCAAGAGCTTTTGCCGGAACGCTCGCTGAATATATTCCCAGTAATGGTTCTAATGGAAGCGAAATACGTATCCTAAAATCGTATGCGGTTGCAAAAGCTACAACTGAATCTACAGACACAGATATTTACCTGAAAAGAGACGGATATTCTCTTATCCCATTCGTAGGAGATATCCTCATGGTAGCACCTTCTACATTGACAGGAAAAGGCACAGCGGTAACAATTACAGCCGTTGAAAAAGCGACTGACGGAACGGCTGGCGATGTTTGGAAAGTTACATTGAGCGCAACCCTCGGATCATTAACAACTTCATCTGTCCTTGTTGAAGCGAAAGAAACAGGCTCTGGTAAAGAAGCGATGGTTACTAATCCTAACTCATACCTTCCCTGCGACTTTGATTTTGTTTTTGACCCAGCTACATCCGAAGATGATTTCGATGGTGCAAGATACCTTATCACTCCTGCATTGGCATTAGGAGATGTATTCCTCTACGAAGACCGTATGCAACCTCTTTCGGCTGCATTAAAAGCTTTGAACAAGAGCAAGGTTAAGGGTTGGTTTAACATTTAAAATTGACGAGACTATGCCTAAATTTGATTTTAATAACAGCAGATATGCAAGATTTTTTTCTGACAAGACCAATCAACGTTTCTTGCAATCCTTTGTCAATACAGAAGGTCTGCTATACACTAATTATGGTTGGTACAAGACTCAAGGTGTAAAAGCTGGTGCTCCCACACCTACCGCCCCTAATGGCATCGCTACTTTTTCTGTGAAAGGACGTGACTTGAAAGCCGCTCCTTTGATGGATTTGCGTGCACCTCTTGGTGACAGTAATCAAATGGATAAGGACGGTCTGTACTGGTACACCGCATCCATTCCTGATTTTATCGCTCCCGGTTTCGTTGAAACAGCTATGGAACGTGAAGCAAAAGAACAACAGTTTGAGTTGTTTGGAAACGATGCCGATTTGGTAGCCGCTTGGGTACATACATTACAGTCCCAGCTTGATAGTGCGGACGCAACCATGAACTTCATGACTGCACAGTTAATGTCTAAAGGTAATATCGACTACCGCAATATCGCACGTGGTATTCAAATTCCGTTGCACAAAGCAGACATTCCGGATGAAAATTTCACTAAAGCAGGAACTAAGGTGTGGACTGACGCTGAATGCAAGATTCTGAGCCAAATGGCGGAAAAGGAGAAAAAATATCGTGAAAAATGGGGATATGAAGGTGCAATGGAATGGCAGGTTACACGCAAGATGTTTTACGAAGTAATGTTGCAAAATGCCGAAGTTAAGGAATTGATTGAAAGTTTCAAGAAAAATCCTTTAGCTTACATCGCAACAACCGCTACTGCGCCTACTACACGTGAGTTGTTCTTAGCAGCTTTCCGTGATTATCCCGGTGTATCTCCAATTGAAATTGTAGAAGAGCGTGAGCGTAATCTTACCAATACTGGAGACACATTCGTGCAAGGTTGGGATGATAAGATTGCAGTTCTCCGTCCTGCCGGATATGCTTGTGAGTTTGAATACACCAATAACTTAGACAAACAGATGTTTGACAAGTATGGTTCAAGCGTAATAACTAAAATTTTTGCTCAGGCTAATGATGGTCTCTGCACGATTGTGAATACAACGACAAACAACGGGCTGTATAAGGAATGGCATACGGATGTGATGATGTCGGCTTGTCCTGCACTGAAAACATTCCGCAATCACGTCATTGTAGACACAAGTCAGGCAGACGATTAATGTACAACACATTGCAACAGTAGCAGTTATGGAAAAATCATTTGACCCGATAGCATACCTCAATGGGCTTACGAGATTTGTCTTTGAAGATGATGCGCTTGAAAATATCGCATACGAAAACGGTTTGATGTTTATTTCAGACCGTTCCGAAATAGACGAATGCACTAAAGACCATTGCCTTATCGCACTATATGAGCTTGTCATTAACGGTCCGTGGTCTGTGGCTTCATCATCACTCCAGCATGGCAGTTATAGACAGGACGTAGGCAGTGAAACGGTAACGGCTCCCATAATCCAAAACTTGAAAGACCGTCTGAAAGCACTGTACAAAAAGTATGGTGAAGAAGAAGCGTTGGGAAGCATGGATTCGGGTAGTATGAGTTGGGTCAATGAAAATTCATTAGATGTATAGCTTATGCGTCTCAAAAGAAAAGCAATAGCAGAATATCCGTTTCATGGTATATTCTACACCGTGATAACGAAAAAGCCGGAGGACGGAGACCTTCTCGGTAACGGAGGATTGCTTGACGGTGATTTGCTAGGCGGTGAAGATACGGATGGTTCTCTCAATGCGAAAATAACTGAGAAAAACGAAGGGAATACGGAAACTTTGGAAGAAACCATCCTTCTTGAAACCGAATGCGATATACAGCAAGCCTCCAAGATGTTCAATGGCGGCACTATCATGGCAGACTATAACGTGTTTTTCCCATTAAAAAAAAGCAGCATTTCACCTGTAAAAATTGGAGATATGTTTAGATGTCCAAAGGAAAGTTACGGAATAGGCATTAACGGTCGTGTTATAGGAATGGAAATTAGCCAGCTTGGTGGCGTGAAAGTTAACATCAAAATGAGTGAAGTAGGTTAAGTATGGCAAAGACCAAGCAAAGTGCAATCACCCGTATTGTTGATTTACTCGCAAACGAGGGACAGAAGATAGTGGCTAAGGAACTGGCTAAAGTTTCCTATACCTACCGAAGCCTCAATTTGAGAGATAGTTACGGTTGGGGAGTATATGTTGACGGAAAGCTTGCCAGAAAGGGATATACCGCCAGCTCTCCCGGAATAAAGAAAAAATGGTATGGTGAGGAAATTACCGGTTATGAAGCAGTGGTTGAATACTTGGAATCCAAATATAAGCCACATCCGGGAATTGATTTGGTAGTTGTAGCCGCCATGCCTTACGGAGAAATACTACAAAATGCAGAAGGTAACGTGAAGAAGAAATATGAAGTGATAGCAGTGGCACGTAATGAAGTTAAGGCATTATCACGGAAATTCAAGAACGCGAAGTTCGGCATTATCAGTCACGGTAAACAAGACAATATATGAATGATTTATATAAAACTGGCAGCATGATAGAGAATTTTCTATCCATGTTACTTACAAAAGCAAAGATTTCATCAATAATCTCTTTTGATGAAACACCGCTGACAATAAGTAGTGACAGCACGGACATGATCGTTGTAGATGTTCTTAGCGTGAATGATTACGGAGGAGAGGCGAAATGTTCCGCCAACATATTCCTCTATGCGAAGTCCACGGACAGTTTGGGATCAAAGCCAGTAAAAAAACTGTTCGACATGGAAAAAACACTATTCTCGGCAATTGACCAATCCAACGACAAGCATTTCGTCATAACAAGCTGTGAACTGATAGGGAAAGAAAGTAAAAATTCCGGAAACTTCTATTGCAATGTGTACAATATCGGGATAACAATAAGATAAACAGATTATTAACAAGATAACACTTTTTAATTATGGCAGTAAACAATACTGGCGCAACAGCCAAAAAATTTATCAAACCTTCTTACATCGTGGCAACTCTGTTCACTGGTACTGAAGAAGACGATGTGCCAAAGGGTGACTCTTACATTCTTGAAGATGTAGTTGAAGACACCACTTCAATCGCTCAAGACGATAATGATGTAAACGACATCGAGTGTGAAACTTCCGACAGTCCTATTCTTTCCATCGTGAAACTCGGCAAATACCAATTTACAGCTGAGGTCGCAGATACACAAAAAGATCTGCTAATCGCTCTCATGGGATTTACGGCTGGAACTACTGTTTCTACCAAATACTTTGCTCCTGCTCAATACAAGAAATTGTATGCAAAGATTGACGTAGTGTTTGAGGAAGGGGAAACGATGACAGCATTTGTGGTTCCAAAATTACAACTTAATTCCAAGCTAATGCTTGAATCATTAAACTCCAATATTGGACGTATCAGTCTTGCAGGAACAGCGTATGATGCAAATGTCGCCGATGGAGCAAAGACTATCAGAACTCCGTTTTATGTGGATTCCGCTTATACCCTACCATCGGCAGGATAACCCATAATAGATAAGAAGATTGTTTTACAGGGCGGTAGGCTGGATATGCCGCCGCCCTTCATGCTTATAATCATGGCAGTATATAGAGCAAAGAAAAAAGATACACAACCAAAGAAAGACGCTGTAACAGCTCATACTCCTGTATCCAATGAATCAATGGAGCGTTTGGCAAGGATAATGAACGACAGCCCAAGTATTATGAAACTCCACGGTACGGAGTGGTGTATCAAAGGATTAAAGCCCGGTGTTCAATGGCTTATAGCCGAACAAGCGTGCCGGATCGTCAAAGGAGAGAAACTGAGCATGGGAGATGTTATCAAGGAGTTTGCAGTAAATCTACCAGCAGTGGCACATGTAATAACGCTTGCACTTCTCAATGACAAGGACAGGATATTCTCTGATTATGAGAAAAAAGAACTTTCAGATGACTACCACAAAGTCTATGACCTTCTAATGTGGGGGGAATACGACATAAAGGATTGGGCTTTATTGCTCGGTGAAATCCTTAACCTCATAAGCACGGATTTTTTTTTCGAGAGTATCAATGTGATTCAGACCGTGAGGGAGATGACACTGGCAAGGAAGATGAAGAAAACGGAACAAAGCTGATAATATCCCGTACCGAATGGGGGCAGATGATTGATTTTCTGCGCTCCAACACTTGGTGCTCTCGTGAAGAATATTTATGGGAAATGACGGTCGGGCAAGTCCGGTTAAGCTCGTTTGATTTTTCCCATGTAGAATACGGAAATAAGGATAAGAAAAAGAAGAAGGTCAACAAGATAAGTTCGGTTGACGATTTGAAGAATTTGAATGATTTGGGTATGCCCATAATTAATAAAAAAGGATAACGATATGCCAGATAATGAAGCAGGAGCATTCCTCAACATAACACCCGATGTATTAAAGAAGTTGGACAGTTTCGATGAGAAGCTGGAGAAGATAGAGAAACATGCACATACGGCTGCGGATGCGTTGAAAAACGGGTTTGGCAGTGTGGTAGTAGATACTTCCAAATTGGAGAGCGCAATCGCTTCGTTAGCCAGCAAGATAAGTTCGATTGGGTCTAAAGGGAATCCGTTTGAGGGAGTAAGTAAAGGAGCTGGAGATACCGAAAAGAAAACCACATCCATGAACGAAAGCCTTTCACGTGCAGCAGATTTACTGAATCGGATAGGTGATAAAAAAATAGGGCAAGGTTCGTTTAGCGGATGGAATATAGCCGGACTGAAAGAAAGTATTTCTGACTTGAAAAAGTTTGTTGAGAATACACAGACTATTTCAAAACAACAGCAACAGACGGCCGTTAATGCCATGCGTTACATGAAAATGGAGCTTGACTACCAACGCCAAACTGACGAACAGAGAGTACAATCGGCAGAGAAAACCGCACAACGAAAAGAAGCAGCCGATAGGCGTGCGGCAAAAGCAGCAGAACAATTAGCGAGACAGCAAGAAATAGCTCAACGTACTACGCCGCAAGGTGCATTGGACTATTCAAGAAACGCCAAATATTTGCGTGACCAAGTAACAGCCATAAACTACTTGAAGCAGGCTCGTTTGTCTTTAAACACTACAGATGCCAACTACAGGCAGACACTTGAACAGATAAACCAAGCCATCGCCAAGCACAACCAAGCCTTGCAGCAAGCAGGAGTACAATCGCAGCAACTGGCCACACGCCACCGGAACCTAATGGATACGGCTGGGCAATTAAGCCGTCAGCTTGCCTTGGTGTTCTCCGTATCACAGATTGAAGGGTATATCAGTAAGTTGGCAAATGTACGTGGAGAATTTGAATTACAGCAGCGTTCCTTGGAAGCCATTTTACAGAATAAAGCGCAAGCAGACCAGATATTCAACAAGACCGTCCAACTTGCTGTAAAATCGCCATTCCAAATTAAGGAATTGGTTACATTCACAAAACAGCTTGCAGCATACCGTATTGAATCGGATAAGTTATATGACACGACAAAACGACTTGCCGATGTATCCGCTGGTTTAGGTGTTGATATGGGCAGACTTATTCTTGCTTATGGGCAGGTCAAAGCGGCAGCGTATTTGCGTGGTACGGAAGTTCGTCAGTTTACGGAAGCAGGTATCAATTTGTATGGAGAATTGCAACGCTACTTTGAAGAAGTTAAAGGCGAAGCATATACCACTGCCCAAATTGTGGATATGATTTCAAAACGAAAAGTAACCTTTGAAGATATTGAGAACATCTTCAAACGGTTAACTGACAGCGGAGGATTGTTCTACAATATGCAGGAAATTCAAGCCGAAACTTTGCAGGGTAAAATTTCCAACTTGAAAGACAGTATTGATGTGATGCTTAACTCTATCGGTAAGGCTAACGAAGATACACTGAAAGGTTCTATTGATTCTATTAAGGTATTGATTGATAATTGGGAAACAGTTGTCGAAGTGGCAAAAGCGTTTGGCATTGTAGTTGGTTCAATGGTTTTACTCCCTAAGATAAAAGCCGCTGCAAATGGAGTTAGCTTGCTTTCCTTTGCTTTTACAAAAGCAGAAACCGCATTACGTTCTTTGGGATTAGCGTTCAAAACATCATTTCCGTTAATAGCACTTGGAGCGGCTTTACAACTTGTTAATGAGTTGTGGAATGTGCATTCTCAATACAACAAAATGTTACGAGAAAGTAGCAATAAATATTATACAGCTCAGTTAAGAATAGGAGAAATAGACGAAATAGCTAAAAATGATACAAGAAAAGCGTTATCATCCCTTGTAAAAGAGATGAATAATGAAGGATTTGAAATAGAGATAAAGCCTAATATATCAGAAAAAGAAGCAAAAGAACAGTTTGAAGAGTATAAAAAACAATATACAGGATTCTTGGAAGATATTAGGAAGATTGAAGCCAACTATGCAGAAAACAGAAAGAAAGGATGGCTGATAGGTAATGATGATATTGAAACAGATTTAGACGAATACGAAAACGCTTTCTATGACTTTATAGCGAAGGGTAACAAAATACAAGCTGAATTATTAAGGATTTCAGAAGAATCAACCTCCTTAGGCAAAGGAGCAAAAGAATACATACAAGAACTAGTAAAAGGAAAGAAAGAAGGAGAGAATTTAATTGACTACTACAAAAGACTTGCAGACTACTTGGAGAAGTTACAGAATGGTGTTCTTTTTGCAGGTAAGAAAAGTTCTATCGCCAGCTCATTTCTTGGAACAAAGAAAGATTTGGAGAAAGATAAAGAAGAAGCAACTAAAGAAATACGTGAAATCTTTGATTCCGTAAATGATGAGGTAATAAAAGGTAATAAAACAAGAGAACAATTTAAGATTTTAATAGATAAAGGAGATTTTTCCAAACAATGGTCTGATATAAAGAAGCAACTTGCATACGATATATATAACTTGGGAGATATAAAAGTTCCTCTTAGACCAGGAATAAATCAAGAAGATCCTCAATCAAACCCCAAACATGAACGTGACATATTAGCAGAACGCATTTCTCTTATCAAAGAACTTAACAAGGAATACGAGAAGCTGAATAAGGTAATGGGCAGCGATAAGGCAGCTAAGACAGTCATGGAACGCTACGCATCCCAATTGAAAGATGTTCAGATGCCTAAAAATATCATAGGGGAAGCATTCTTGCCTAATAAGGAAAATACGGCAAAGGCTTTGCAGGAACTTGCAAAGATTATTACTGACTTTAGGAAGAAGATAGGAGCACAAAAAGATGCTAATGTCTTGTTTGACGAAAAGGATGCAGATGATTTTAAAAAGCAGCTAGACAAAACTAAAGATAACATTGAATCCATGTTCAACGGATTGGACTTGCACAAGAAACTGAAAGATGCAGGACTTTCCGAAGCGGAGGTTCAACAGTTGTTCCCCGGACTTGCCAAGACGTTGGACGATGTGCAGAAAGGGATTGAAGCAGAATATCAGAAGAAATTTCCGAAAGGCGAATACCTTATTGCTGATACCGATGCCAACAAGCAATATTTAGCAGACTTAAACAAGCTGAACCAGCAACGTATAAAGGACAGTCAAGACCTTGTTATCGAACTGACTAAAGCTTATAAAACACAGCTTTCAGATCAGTTGCAGTTAGATATGTGGTATTATAAAGAAAGAAGCAAAATTTATACAAAGGTCTATGATGAACAAACAAAAACGTTTAAGGATGTGCTTACAAAAGAAATGCAAGAGCAATACAGCAAAAACTTGAAAACACAATATGACAAGAAATCGTCTGAAAACACATGGAAGGCATTTAAAGGTACAGATACCTATCTGAATATGTTCGACAACTTGGAAAACGTTTCAACAAAAGCCATTGAGAATATGAAAGCCAAACTTGAAACGTTAAAAGAGCAGATGAAGGATCTTGATCCATCCCAGCTAAAAGAAGTGATGAACTTCTACAACAAAATGGATGAACAACTTTCTAAGAGAAGCCCGTTGGACTCCCTTATAACATCATACAAAGAAATAAAAAAACTAAGTGAACAAGGCAGAACGGAAGATTTTCTTAATATGGATATTCTTAACAGAGAAAAACAGAATATTTCATTAGAGAAAGAAATATCTGCCATGAAAACCATTATCGAATTAAAAAATGGCTCTATAAATAAAGATGCGGTCGGTATTGATTTTCTTGAAAAGAACAATGCTTTATTAAGCCTGTCCATTTCAGACCTTAAACAGCAAATAACCTTAAAGGAGTCTTTGGTAAATAACAATAAATCCGCTATATCATTAGATGAAAACGACCTAAAAAAATTTGATAAGGCAAGAGCTAATCTGTTGAAGATGCAGAATGCATTTGAGCAGATAAGGAATATAGGAAAGCAGGCAATGGGAAGCATAGTGTCTATCCTTGAAACAATGGGTGAAGATGCCGATAGCACAAGTATGAGGTTGTTAAACATGGTCGGAACTATTGGAGATTTGATTGTACAAGCGGTAATGTTCCAATTGCAGTTAAAACTATGCGCAGCAGCGGCAACAGCTATGAGTGTTGCCATGAATGCTGCATTAGGACCAATTGGATGGGTACTAATTGCATTACAAGCTGTAGCCACCATTCTTTCATCTATATTCGGCAACCATGATAAAGATTTACAAAAAGAAATAGAAGAACATGAAAGAAAGATAAAGAAGCTGGAACGTGAATACGACAAGCTAAAAGAGAGTATAGACAATGTATGGGATATAACAAAGCTACAAGAATATGGGAATGAACTTGATGAGAACATAAACAAACAGATAGTATCTCTCAATGCCATGATAGCCGCCGAAAGAGACAAGAAAGATACTGACTGGGATAAAATAAACGAATGGCAGGAACAGATTGAAGATCTTAGGGATACTTTGGCTGACAGTGCTAATGACATGATAGCAGAACTTGGCGGTGTAGGCTCCGATGAAAATTTCAAAACATTGGCTGAGAATTTTGCATCGGCATGGTTGGAAGCATTTCAAGAAACAGGGGATGGCTTATCTGGACTTCAAGACAGTTTTGATGATTTCATGGAAAATTATGTGAAACAACAGATACTTCTAAGATTATCTGACAAGTTCTTAAAACCTATGTTTGAAGAATTTGACAGCTTAATTGCAACAAGAACAGATATGGAGCAAGAAGATCAAGAAAGGTATTTTGAACTTCAAGCCCAAATAACCAGGCTAAGAAACACAGCCAATAATTCGGTTATAAAAAGTGTCGCAAAAAAGGCAAATGCCGCTGCTGATGAGATAGAAAATAGTGAGGAATACAAAAGGCTTCAAAAAGCATATACGGATTTTTTAAAGCCGAATGATATTAATACCGAAGCCATCAAAGACTGGTCTGACAAGATGAAGGAAGTGTTTGGTGAATATAACGAGGCGGCAGAAGAAATTTTTAACCAAATAGGATGGGGACCCGGAGGTAAAGCAAATCTGTCCGCTCTCACCCAAAGCATACAAGGTATAACAGAGACTACTGCCGAGGCACTTGAGGCATTACTAAACTCTATCAGATTCTTTGTAAACCAGCAAACTACTGATATAACAGCTATCAGAAATCTGTTAGAAGCTCGATATAGTTTAGAATCACAAGCTGAAACAAACCCCATGCTAATTGAATTGAAAGCGCAGACGGGATATTTGGAGATTATTTCAGATAGAATAGACCGTGTATTCGCACCAAATTCAAATTCAAGGGGAGCAGGACTAAGAGTATTCATAAGTGACTAATTAATTTAATACATTTAAATAATCATTCTGATGGTAAGAGATAGTATAACGACCCAAGCCATACCGGGTGGCTTCTCCGTAATAGTAAGCGGTTTTATAGCAGAATCATTGGAGCACATGATACCTTGGATTATTGTATCATTTGCAGTAGTGATATGTGATTTGGCTTTTGGAATAAGGAAAAGCCTTTTAATGGGCGAAAAGGTTCGTTTCTCTAGTGCAATACGCCGCACAATGGGTAAACTTGTAACCTACTTCGCCTTTGTTTGTATGGTTGTCATGATAAACATTGCATCCGGCAGCAAATGGGATATAGACATATACTCCTGTTTGTTAGTTTGCTTCATTGAATTTTGCTCTATCATATCAAATATATTGAAGCCCAAAGGATACAGCTTTAATATGCTTAAGGCGTTAGGTCTGTTTGGTAAGAAGGTGCTTGATGTAGAAAAAGAGGATATAAATGAAATAATAACAGAAAATAAAAAGGAGGAAAAGAAATGAGTTTAATTGATTTTATTTTTATTGCGCCTTTTGCACTTTATGCCATAATCTACGCATTTTCGGTAAAAGAATCCTGTAATTCCGATGAATCCATAGAAATATGACGTGCATTTAAGCGCTATTCTTAATACATATTCATGCCCGTTTAAATAGCTTTCTGGCGAACGCAGTAAAAGAAATGCAGCTGTCAATGTTGGCATAATAAGTATAGGTATTTCCATATTAAACCTGTATCGGGAACAAACGGAGCATAAACATAACAAACAAAAAGAATAATAAATAGATAATGTAGACGCAGATATGGCAAAAATTACTTGCAAATAAAGCTCTAAGGATTTAAAAGCAGGTATGTATAAATACATTATAGTAAATATTAATGGTAGTTGGATGAGAAAAGCACTGAACACATTTTTCTGTTCAGGAGTATAGCTTCTAATAAGTTCTGATAAGTCCATATTTTTTGCGACAAAAATAATAGTAATTTTATAATTTAAAGATAAGGAGGAAAAGAAAAATGGCTAATATTGAACATTTCATACCATTTCTTATAAAATGGGAAGCTGGTATAAGTAAGAAAAGCAATGAAACCAATGAGTCTCTTTTTCAAAGAGCAAGAAAAACAGGATGGGCTGATGATCCCGATGATTTAGGAGGACAAACTATGGTAGGTGTGACAATGGCTACCTATGAGGAATATTGTCGTAGAAAAGGTTATCCAAAACCTACGACCGGAAGGTTGATGGATTTGTCATATAACGATTGGAAAAGTATCTTGAAGATGTTGTATTGGGATAGATGGAATGCGGATGAAATAAGAAGCCAAAGTATAGCAGAGATAGTATGCGATTTTGTATGGGCTTCTGGGGTACATGGTATTAAAGTACCGCAGGATTTGGTTGGTGTGATTCCTGATGGCATTGTCGGGCCTAAGACACTCGCCGCAGTAAATTCCCGTAATCCCCGTGAATTGTTTGACCAGATCAAGATTGCACGGTTTGATTTCATCGAGGATATATGCCGGAAACGTCCTGCAAACAATAAATTCAAACGGGGCTGGATGAACCGTATAAATGATATAAAATTTGAGGAATAACATAAAACAATAAGGCGTTCTTTGACATGATGGGATTGTAGTAGAAAAAAAGTTATCATTTTACTTGTGTAATAGTAGAATAATAGTTATCTTTGTGGCGTTAATCCATGCAACTAACAATAGTTGTTTCAGTGAAACTAATTTTTTTAGAAATGAAAGTTTTAAAAGTAAAAGTTGTAATGACTATCTTGGAAGCGAATGGATGGATACATGTTCGGACAAGAGGGGACCATTGGATTTATAGAAAAGAGGGTGAGGCTCGTCCTATCCCCGTTCCTGGGAATCCCAATGATGATCTTGCTATCGGAACATTGAAATCAATATTTCGGCAAGCCGGAATAACGGATGAGGACTTGAAGAATTATTGAACGTCCATTAAGGGGCAGGGTAATTTAACCCTGCATCCTTTTATTGGATTGGGAATGATAAAATAACCCTTAAAAAATAAGAGATATGAAAACTTTAACTGTAATCATCGAACGCACAGAAAATAACTATTCTGCTTATATAGAAGGCGTTGATGGTGTTGTGGTGACAGGACAAAGTGTAAAAGAGATTAAAAGAAACATTATTAGTGCTATCGACGCGCTAAAAGATGAATGCAAGGAATTTGGTGGCGAAATTCCGGAAGAATTGGAAGGTGATTACTCTTTAACATTCAAAATGGATGTGAAATCAGTTCTGGATTTTTATTCCCATGTTTTTACAAAATCCGGATTGGAGAGAATTACGGGAATAAATCAAAAACAGCTATGGCATTATGCTTCTGGTAATAGAACTCCAAGACCGGAACAAGCTTTGAAATTGGAAAACGCTTTGCATGATTTAGGTGAAGAATTATTAGCAATAAACTTATAAGTTCCAACGCTTCCAAGAGCTTGAACTTTCTCAATGGCAATCCCATCATTTCTTAGGGGTTGCCATTTTTTTATGTAAAGAATTTAAGTTATGAGACAAAGAGTCTATATATGGATTGCGGTAGGGATAGCATTGCTATTGCTGTTTGGATCATGCCGGAGCATAAGGTATGTCCCAGTAGAAACTATAAGGACTGACAGTCTTTATCTTACCGTACACGAACGTGATTCCATTCACATTAAGGATTCTGTCTATATAAGGGAGAAAGGCGATTCAGTGTTTGTTGACAAGTGGCATATAGTCTACCGTGACAGGATGATTCGCGATACAGCCTATATAGAGAAGGAGAAAGAGTTAGAAGTCCCCTACCCTGTGGAGAAGGAATTAACATGGTGGCAGAAGACGAAATTAGAACTAGGAGAGTTTTCAATAGGTATTATATTAATATTATTAATCGTAGTCATTTGGCTGGTAAAGAAGAAGGGAGGTGCAAGATGAAATAGTAACCAGAATGCCACAGGTAGAAGCGTGGCACATAAAAAAACTCATTTAACAAAAGTAATTCTTTCAGGGGCTTAGAATCAAAAAAAAGCCCCCAACGCTCATATTAATATTGCCACATAAAAACATGATAAAAGCATAAGACACTGCACGTTGGAGGCTAAATATCTTCAACAAAATGTCTTATGCTTTGTTCATCGATATATCTTGTTTTATGTGGCATGGCAAAGATAAGAATAAAAAATTAGAAAAAACATGTGCAAGTCAGAAATCTTTGCCAAAATAATTAATATTGTTTCAAAAGAAACAGAAGTGTCTGTAGACCAAATATTATCATCTGATAAGAATATGGAAACAGTGGATGCCCGGTATCTTCTTGTATTTTTTCTTTTCGAAAGCGGTATGTACCCTTCACAAATAGCCGCTCATATCCATAAGACCAAACGTGCTGTCAACTACATGATATCCAATTTCCATGAGAGAATGGAGAGTGGGAAAATGATGAGAATATATTGGGACGATATAAAGAATTTGTTGGGAAACAACTGATTCCCCATGAGATATGATATATATACTTTTGTGAACGGTCATGTGACCGGAACTAATTGTATATATTATGAGCGAAACAAAGACTTATGTGTTCCCGGAAAGTGGGAACAATGGTGGTGGCGGCATGATGGCAATGCTTGCACCACTTTTGCAACAGAAGGGCATAGACCCTAATTTGCTTGTAGCCATGAACAGCCGTAACAACAGTGGTTTTGGCGGTGAGGGAAGTTGGTTCATTTGGGTTATTTTCTTGTTTTTCCTCATGGGTTGGGGTAACAACGGATGGGGAAATGGCGGCTTTGGCGGTGGCAATGGAGCAGCAGGAATCCCCAATTTGATAAACAACGACGCAGGACGGGAGTTGCTGATGAGTGCTATTCAAGGAAACGGTCAGGCCATCAACAATCTGGCTACAAATCTGAACTGTTCAATTGGTCAGGTTCAACAGGCTATTAACGGTGTAATGTCACAGATTCAACAGGTAGGAAATCAAGTTGGGCAGAGCTCAATGCAGATTATTAATGCTATCCAATCCGGCAACTGTCAGATTGCACAACAGATCGCATCATGCTGCTGTGAGAACCGTCTAGCTATCTGTCAGCAGACAAACACTCTGCAAAATGCAATTAATGGTGTTGCAACCGGGCAGGAAAGAGGATTTGCATCCGTGGCCTATGAAACACAACGTCAGACTTGTGACTTGCAAAATTCCATCAAGGACAGCACACGACAGATTATTGACGGTCAACGTGCCGCTGAAATGCGTGAGATGCAAAACAAGATTGACAAACTCCGTGAAGAGAACAGCACTTACAAGAGTTCAGCCATGACATCTCAAATTGTAGGGCAAGCTACTGCACCTCTTGGAGCCGCTTTGACAGATTTAAGCGCGCGCCTAGCCAAAATTGAATGCAAGCAGCCGGAAACCGTAACCGTGCCTTACAGTCCTATTGCGGCAGTTCCCAACTGTGTAGCATACCAATACGGCTTGTATGGTGGTTTCAATCCTTATGCTGCCGGTAATGGTTTTTGGGGTTAATTGAGAAAGGAGGCTATTATGGCAGTATATCCTTTCCAATTTGTAAACCGCAGGGGCTCTGCGGCTATATCAACCTCGGGTGTGACGGTTAATACTGCTAATGTGGTGTTTTCCTTTCCCAACCATGCCTTTGTGAACGCATGGTACAGAGGAACGATATACGTTGATATTACCCAAGCGATACCTACCGGCACAACCGGCACGCTCCCTGTTCTGTTTGAGAGTAATGGAGCTACACAGGCGGTCACCAAATATAACGGTGAAGCGTTGACTGCGGCAGACATTCCCGGTACTGGTGTGTATGAGTTCTGGTTTGACCGTGCGACTAATACGTTGCAAATTATGACCGGAGTGGTTTAAAAAAAACAACGGGCGGGGTAAATCCCGTCCTCTTAAAGAGTTAATTAATTATGCCTTTTCAGAATCTACGAGTAAACAGCGAGTTCTTTGTCCTTCATAAGGACGGTACTCCATATATTGAAGTTGGGTCCGTTTCAGGTGTTTCCAATCCTGTTCCGGAGTTTATGCAACAGCCTCTTCCTTATGGACAGCCTCCAAGAATGGTTGTTGACATAACAATCAAGGTAGGGGAACAGACGGTGACTTTCCAAAAAATACCGGCGATGTCAGACATTGCTGATGCAAACTTTCCCGGAGGTGGGAATATGGTAATATCCGGTTCAAGGGAATCGATGAATGCGGAAGTTGCCGCCATGCGAAACCGTTCATCGGAGATTTTAGGCAGCGTAGACCATCACCGTTCAGTTCTGGAGTCTTGCGACAAGATGCTTCAAATTCTTAATCCGGAATTTGCAGAACGCCAACGCCAGGATGCGGAAAATAAAGCTCTAAGACAAGAGTTAAGTGAACTAAGGGCAATGATGGCCGATTTTCTCAAATCTTCTGAGAAGGCTTCTAGTAGTAACAATTCTAAAAAACAATAGTATGATGATGATTGAAATTTCCGAGAGCAAGGTCGAGAAAATGTCCGACTATGCGGAAAAGATGCTGCGTTATGGCGGCAAGCTCATGCAATGCATAGAAGAACTTTCCGAAGGTGAAGGCATGAGTGAGCGTTGGGATGACGATGACCGTTATTATGATGATGAAGGTATGGGTGAGCGCGGTGGTTACAGTGGCTCAGGTCGTGGTATGGGACAAAGACGGGGCGTTCGTGGAACCGGACGTTATTCCCGTTATCGTTAAGTTTAACTTGGGGGAGTCGTAATATACTACTCCCCTATAATATTTATATGTTATGAGAAGAGAACCACTTGATATATATGATGAACGCCCAAGAGAAATGAAAGCGTATCTTTCTAATTTTTCTTGGCATTTTAATAAAAAGATGTGCGACTTCGCTGTGTCGCTTATGAAGAAAACAAATCCAGCTACAGGGAAAAAGGAAAGAATAGAGCCTATATCCAAAGAGAAGGTAGACGAACTCCTAACTAAGCATGGGATAAGAATTGATAACAATGTCTTATATGATTATGTGTATTGGGCGAATCAAGGAAAAGCGGATTTGCTGAAATCTTCTGTGCCCGATGATCAACACCTTGCACTATATATTAAAGATATGATTGACGATCCCGATGCTCCGGACGGCATGGCTATGTCTATGTGGTATGCCAAAATGATTAGAGCCGGTGAGCCTATAGAATGGGACGAAATGCTATAAGTTATGATACGCCAAAGGTTTACTCTTGAGAAATACGGTTGGGATGTGTATACGTATTATGCCGTTGACACCTATTATGTTGACGAGATAATAGACAATATGTATTCCATCGGATGTGACGGGGATATGCTTCGTACAGCCTATGACAATATGAGTTCCGGCAAAATGAATACCGGCGTCACATATTCCAACTTCAGGGATAGAAAAACAATAATGGTCATTGCCATTACATCCTCTGCAAAGGAGTTTGAGAAATCTTGGCGGCATGAGTGCGGGCATCTGGCTACTCATATATGTCAGGCACTTAATATAACTCCGTATGGAGAGGAAATTCAGTATATCGGGGATGATATAGTGGAAAAGATGTGGGAATATGCTCATCCGTTGCTGTGTGAGTGTGATTGCTGTAAACAAAAGGTAGATAAATTATTATGAGAAAGAAACAGATGCTAAAAGCGATAAAAAGTGAAACGCCTATAAATAGCATGTATTCACTTATTCCTACTGATAAGCGCAATGCGTTCAAACGTTTTGCGTCTTGTTTTGGATTTACGGAGGAAAGAATAAAGAAAATATTGTCTGAAGAAAAAAAATAATAATCGAACAGAAGCGTTCTTTGACTTGTTGGAATTACCGCTAAAATAGTATATTTGTAAATTAACAATTAGTTGTATTGATAATATATCATTTATTACTATATTTGTAATACATTCATATATAGAAGATAAATATATTATATTACAAATGTTATAAACCAGATGTGCAAATGAAAGATAATAATGTGGATGTTATTCTATTGCATATAGAACACTCCAAGCCGATAGAAATTTCTGAATTTGTGACTTCATTAAATGCCATAGGAAATTTGTTTTCTATATTCGCTCAAGAAAAAGGTGGAAGTAAAGACCTTTCGCATGCAAAACTATATGTTGAAAAGATAGAGGAAGGTTGTATTGATATTTTTCTGTGCGAAACAGTGACCGCAGGATTACTCCCTTTTTTAGAGAATATGAATATCATATTTGAATTTTCTTCATACGTTAAGAATGTTCTTGAATATTATGCAAACGGGATAGGCGAAAAGCCTAAACTTGGTTTAAGCGAAATCAAGAATTTTAAGGACTTTCTTACTGTGACAGCCGGAGACAACAACGGAGAAATGACGATAGGTGCAATATCAAAAGGTAATAAGTGCAATATATTCAATAATTGCACTTTCAATTTTCAGGGAAGTAATAGTGCACAGAATCAGCTTGAGCGGGATGAAATTGAAAGAAGATCGATAGATTCACATGATGAAATTTACAACCGTGTGCTGATGCAGATTTATCAAGTGCGAAGCGATGCAGGTTCTAATACAGGAAATAAGGCCATTATTGACGATATTTTCAAGGGAAAGAAAATTGCAGTAGTATTTGAAACGGATGAGTTGAAACAACGTATCCTTTATTCGGAGAACAACCCTACAAGAAAACTATTTCAAGTTGATAGAGGCTGTAATTTAAACTGTGTCAGCAAAGCAAACAAATAAAGTATTAACTTTGCTAACACAGTTTTTTTATGAGTG